AATAGATCTATAAATAATATGGCGTTGTTGAAAAAGGTACTAAATCATTATACAGAAAAAGAGCAGAAGCAAGTTGTAAAATATATGCGTTCAAATGGACGATATAAGCCCTACAACGTCATTGAACGCTTACAGGTTGATTTGTATCAAGCAAGTATTAAACAACGTTCAGAACGTCAAAAACAAAGAAATATAGCAATTGAAAATAGCAAGATTGCACGAGTAAATGCTTATCATCAATCTTCATATGTAAAAGTGGTGTAACAATGGATAAACAGCAAATAAAAGACTTCGTTTGTGATTATCATGAGCGAACTAGAAGTGATGTATTAATAGATGATTATATAAATACTGATGAATTCTTTTCAATAGGTGATGAAAATTCCAATGAATGGATGGCAGACGATAACATTGATGATCATATTGTAAAGAATCACTTAGAAATGATTGTTGACCGAGTAGCTAATGATAAAGAGTTTTATATTTTCGATTCTTTAATACAAGGACGTAGTTTTAAAGATATTAGCAATGTCTTAGAGTGTTCAGAACAATCTGTAAGATTATGGTATGAAACCTTATTAGATAAAATTGTGGAGGTGATAGAATGAGTGAGTTAACGGCAAAACAAGCGCGTTTTGTGAATGAGTATATAAGAACACTTAATGTAACACAAAGTGCCATAAAAGCAGGCTATAGCGCAAATAGCGCACATGTGACAGGGTGTAGGTTATTGAAGAAGCCACACATCAAGCAATATATACAAGAACAAAAAGATAAGATTATAGATGAGAATGTATTAACCGCAAAAGAGTTACTACATGTGCTTACGAATGCGGCAGTCGGTGATGAAACAGAAACGAAAGAAGTTGTAGTAAAGCGTGGAGAATATAAAGAGAATCCACAAAGTGGCAAAGTACAATTAGTCTATAATGAACATGTTGAACTGATAGAGGTACCAATAAAACCTAGTGATCGTTTAAAAGCTCGTGATATGTTGGGGAAATACCATAAGTTATTTACAGATAAGCATGATATTAACGGGAATGTCCCTATATTCATTAATATTGGTGAATGGGACGGAGACGATGAGGAATTAGATAAGGCAGTGAAAGATGTATCTAACGCTAATCCTAATCATACTGTGATTGTGGATGATATTCCGTTAGAGGATTAATGAGGAATATTTACAGATAAACTAGATGTGAGTCTTGTGACACCAGAAATTGTTGATGATATAGGTGGGTTTGAGGAGTAATGTAAATAGACGCCAAGCCTATGCGATTTAGCGTTTATTAGACTTTATGATAGTGATTAAAAGTAAAAGGCTTTATAATCTGCTTGTATAGTTGTATAATTAAACCCAATTGTTTTTCATAAGGAGTATTACTATGTGCACAACAATAGATATAAGGGGTTATCATGGTACAGATAGAAGTTGCTATGATAATTTAGAAATAAATAAGGAATTCCCTGTTAATAAATTACCATCTGATTTAGGTAATGGTCTTTATCTATTTATAGACAGAAAAAATAAGGTTGGAGAAGCAATTAAAAATGCTAAAAATTATTTAGATAGATGGAAACCAAAATATGAGAAAAAAATCATTGCACAAATAGATATAAAAGTAAAAGAGAATAGATTGATGGATTTAGATGATCATGATAATCAATATGAATTTAATTCATTCGTTGAAGAAAATGAAGAAACAATATACAATGAATTAGATAAGTTGATTAATAATAATACAAAAAGTCGAGGTAATATAGACGGCTTAATAATTGAGATTATGATTAGAGAGTATAATCTTGAAATTGATGCTATCCAAAAAGAAACTTATACTCAATTTGATAAAAGCAAAAAAAGAAAAAGATCTAACATACCTAACGGTAAAGAACTTTGTATAAGACAGAATGATATTATTAAGAATAAGTGTATTTATAATGAAAATGTGGTAACTTAATATAAGTAGAGGTGATATAAATGGGTTTGAAATTAAAAGAGTATATAAATGATAGTAATAGGAAATTGGATAAAGAAACAGTTAGAAAGCACTTAGTAGATATACTAAATTACACTGTTGAAGAAAATAGTTTTCTAGATCAAATGACAGTTGGTAAAAGACTATATTCAAATCAATATAAAAACTCGCCCTCTGTATCATTAACTGTAAATCATAAAATTAAAATAAATGAAGTGACGAGTGATTTTAGCTATAAATTTTCTGATAATGAAACTCAAACTTTTAATCTTTCAAATGAGTTAGGAGTAGTAGCGTAATGGCTAGTATAGGTTTCAAAACTTACAACTTTAATCATATTAGTTATAGTAAAAATAAAGAATTAGATATTGAAAATGTTGATACTTTTGAAGTGAATAGTGATTTTTCTGCAAAAGTAGCCTTTGAAAATGAAGAAGCTTACATTATAATGGACTGCCAAATAGGTAATAATAAACCCAATTGTCCGTTTATTATAAATATGCAATTAACAGGAGTCTTTGATATCGAATATGAAAACGATGTTGAAGATAAAAATAGTTTAAAAATATTACTCACACAAAATGCTATTGCAATTTTATATCCTTATATTCGTAGTTTAGTATCTGATCTCACATCGAAAGCAAATATGTTTGATACTTTTATAATGCCTGTTGTTAATGTTGCTAAGATGATGGAGGAAAATAATAGAATTGAAATTGTTGGCTTGGATAAAAAATAGTGATTTTTAGAAAAATAATAATTATGAAAACTAAATGATTAATGAATACTAAGCTAACTTAAAAACGCCACTTATTTGTGGCGTTTTTTGTGTATAAAACGGAGTTCTATATTATATTGGTTTATATCTCATGTTTTGGGAACATAATTTAATCTAGAAGAAAAATATGATGGTAAAAATAATCAATGATAGGATTAATGTATGATATTCAGTAGTTTTAAGCAAAGAATCTAAACAAATTGGATTAGGCTATTTTGTAGTTTCTATTTATAATGTTAAAATTTTACTAAAAAGGTGGGGGATAAATGAATAATATTGGAATAATAATAACTATAATAGGGACTATTTTAACTGTGTTTAATACTATTTCTGCAATTAGGTGGAGAAGAAGGAATTATAATTATCGCAAACAAATAGATTATTATAAAAATGAACTCGAAGAAGCAAATCAGAAATATATCAAAAATTTAAACAATAAAAAAGAACTGACAGAATTTATTAATAATTTTGTTAAATTAAGTTATTCTACAATAATGTCGTGTATCAGTTTTTTATATACACTAGATTTTATTACTAAAAGTCTTACCAAAAACAACGAATATATAAGTCAGGAAAAACTAGAAAAATTATTACAAAGACATTTTAATATAAAGAAAGATATTAATATTTTAAAAACTGATACAACACAATTGTATTTACATTCATCTGACAAAAATGAAATTGCATTAGTAGGTGGTACTTTTAATGAAATTTACTTTTTAAATGAGTTTATTGAAGTTCAATTAATGAAACATTATAAAAAAGAAAAAATAAATAATAGAAAGATGAGTAAAGATATACAAAGAGCACTATTATCTAGTGAAGATGTTTTGAAAATAATGAATAAATTAGATTCTATGTTAGTTAATAAAATAAACATACTATACTCAGATAATGAAGGTGATGGAACAATGACATTTGTTACTGGCACAGAATATTTTAAATGGTATTTTCCTGAATATCCAGACAAAATAAAAACCTTGAAAATAGAAGATGTAAAAAAACATACGTTTACAGATAAATAAATATAAATTATACGCTGAGAAACGTCCTGTGTTGCAGTAAGGGATAATATTGTGTAACTAGATATGTTTATCGTAAATGTGGATCCGTGAAATATGACTTTAAACATCGCTGGTCAATCTATCTTTGCGATTGGTCGTAGATTAAAACCATATGAAACAAAATGACTTAGTGCATGGGGAATTTAGGCTATGGCTTGAAAATTGGATTAAGCTAATTATCAGCTAATAAATTTATGAAAATAGCTGAAAATCCAGAATTAAATGTCCCACCAGTGTGATATATGGGCGCAAGTATTTTATACTAATAAGCAACTCTTTTCGAACCAGAACGCACCAAAGAACACATAACATCAAACGGCGAAACTAAAATGCCGTACTAAATGTTTATGAATTTAACGGAAGAACTCAATTTTGAGCCTTGTAAAATTACATAAATTAGTTATATAAATGCTATTTATGGGTATTATATAAACGGGAGGGGCAACGTTATTACTTGCCTATTAGAACATGGAATGGTTCTGCCCCACCTAATCAGGTATTAGGTGACTTATGGGGAGAAATCAGTTAGAATGACATATTCATGTCTATTTAAGCAGGTGCGTTACACACCTGCTTTCTATTTACATTTAAAGATAAAATGTGCTATTATTTTACTAGAACTTTTTAACATTTCTCTCAAGATTTAAATGTAGATAACAGGCAGGTACT